CGGTTCTATAGCAATCTGGACTACATCCTGTTTATGGGATGTAAGGTCAAGAGTGCTGGCTTTGGGTGCTGGATCCGGTATCTGGCAGGCTTTTTTGCGGAGACGGGTAACTGCATTGTAAAAACAGCTGGGAGATATCCCATGCTCATTACACCATGCAGCATCTGTCAGGCCGCTTTGTCTGCATTCAGTTACCAGTTCCATCCATTCGTCCAGGGAACGCCCTGGAGCACGTTTCTTACTCATAATGAAACCTCCAAATGTAGTAAATTTCTATCTCCTATCAAGCGGAGTGTAGTAAAAATCTATTTACTATCATTATGAGTTTAAAAACGTAGACAGTAAAGCTACCCAAGATTTAAGCGCTTACGAAATAATACCCACGTATTACAGAAAGAGGGTTGATAAAATGAATAGCTTTATAAGCTGGATCGGTGGCAAGAAGTTACTGAAAAGAAAGATCATTGAACAGTTTCCAAAGAATTTTGACAGATACATTGAGGTATTTGGTGGAGCCGGATGGGTACTGTTCGACAAAGAAAAGCATGCGGACATGGAAGTATACAACGACATGAACGGAGAACTGGTGAATCTGTTCAGGTGTGTAAAATATCATCCGGATGCATTACAAAAAGAGCTGGACTGGATGCTGATATCCAGGGAACAGTTTTTCAACTGTGTTGCCCAAAATGAGATTCAGGGCATGACAGACATACAGAGAGCAGCGAGGTTCTACTGTCGAATAAAACTAAGTTTTGGTGCTGACCTTGATTCGTTTGGTGTGCGCTCAAGAGATATGCAGGGAACGATAGAATATCTGCAGAAAGCATCGAAGAGATTGAATAGAGTAGTAATTGAGAATGTCGATTTTGAGCGTCTTATAAAAACGTATGACCGGGAGTCGGCATTATTTTATTGCGATCCGCCGTATTATGATGCAGAAAAATATTATCCAGACAAGTTTCAGTCGGAAGATCATGCGAGACTGAGGGATGCGCTTTCCCGGATTAAAGGTAAGTTTATCCTGTCTTACAATGACTGTCAGGAGATCCGGGACTTGTACGCAGGATATGATCTGATCGAAGTAGATCGGCAGGACAATCTTGTAACGAAAACTAACCCACGTCGTTACAGGGAGTTAATTATAAAAAATTATTAGAAAAAAGTGGGTATTATTTCGGAAGTGGATGAAAGGTGGTGAGCCCGGATGACAAAAAAGCAGAAAAGATTTGTAGAAGAATATTTGATTGACCTGAATGCCACTCAGGCAGCCATTCGGGCGGGGTATTCTCCGACCACGGCAAAAGAGATCGGATGTGAAAACTTAACAAAACCTAACATTTCAGAAGCAATCGCGAAAGCAATGGCGGAACGTTCGCGAAGGACAGGGGTTAATCAAGATCGCGTACTTCAGGAGTTGGCCAAAATTGCATTTGCAAAGATCACGGACGCAGTGGATCCGAAAACAGCAACCGTGAGGGAAGATGCCTCCGAAGATGATTTGGCTTGTATTCAGTCGATTAAAATAAAACCGAATGAGTTCGGAACAGAAAGAGAAATCAAAATGTATGACAAAAGGTCTGCGTTAGTGGATCTTGGAAAACATCTTGGATTATTTAATTCCGATAAGGAGCAGGAAAAGCCGATTCAGATCACTTTTGTGAAGGCGAGTGAGAAGCAAGATGGCGGATAATATTGATTTTGCATTAAATGATCATTTCTATGATTTTGTGGATGACTGGAACTATAAATTTTATTTTCTGGTCGGCGGCTATGGAAGTTCTAAGAGTTATCATGTGGCCGTAAAACTGATTAAAAAATTGCTTGAAGAGAAACGAAAAGCTTTGGTTGTCCGAGAGGTCTTTGATACGATCAGAGACTCTTGTTATGACCTTTTGCAAGAAGTTGCTGAAGCTATGGGTGTTGATGGCTATTTGACGTTTACATCATCGCCGATGCAGGTCAAGTTTAGCAATGGCAGCAGGATTATTTTTAAAGGGATGGATAAACCGGCAAAATTAAAATCCCTGAATGGTGTATCCATCGTATGGATTGAGGAGTGTTCAGAAGTGAAATACGCAGGATTCAAGGAGATACTCGGACGTTTGAGGCATCCGACTCTAAGCAATCATATCATTCTATCAACAAACCCGGTCAGTAAAGGAAACTGGTGTTATAAATATTTCTTTCAGGACAAAAAGAAGAAAGTATTTGTTTTAGATGATGAGAAACTATATAAAGAGCGAACCGTAGTTGTCGGGAACACGTACTACCATCATAGTACTGTTGACGACAATTTTTTTGTGCCTAAAGAGTATGTGGAGCAGTTGGATGACTTGCAGACACATGACCCGGATCTATACCGTGTGGCAAGGCAAGGGCGGTTCGGAGTAAATGGCACGTTGGTATTCCCGCAATTTGTTGTAGAGTCGGCTGAACAGGTGTCAGAAGAAATACGATCCATTAAGGATCCACTGGAAAAGAACGGTATGGACTTCGGATTTGTGACTTCTTACAATGCAGCACTCCGCCTGGTGGTGGATCACACGGAGAAGATCCTGTATATTTACCGGGAGTACTACAGCCGGAATAAAACAGATCCGGAGATAGCGGAAGATATGAAAGACTGGAAAGATATTGTGATCAAAGCAGATTGTGCAGAGCCTAAGGCGATTAAATATTATAAGCAATCGGGCTTCCGGATGAAGGCGTGTAAGAAATTCAAAGGCAGCAGGGCGATGTATACGAAGAAAGTAAAGCGATTTAAAAAGATTGTATGCTCCGATGCCTGTCCGAATACGATCGATGAGCTTCAGGACTTGACCTTTGCGGTAGATAAAGATGACGAGATCATTGAAGATGAATTTAATATCGATCCGCATACATTATCGGCAATATGGTACGCTTTGGACGATTACGAGGTTTCGGACTTAAAAGGCGGCGGATTAAGAACACTTGGAACGAGGTGACAAGGTGAAAATAAAAGAATTATGGAACAAAATCAGAAAGGGCGTGAAAGCGGGAATGGCAGCGGTAACAGAGAGCAACGTACTTACGGACAACAGAGTTGTAAGTATGATAGAAAAATTTAAAGCTTCGGGAAAATATAAGTTGATGCAAGAGGGGGAACGGTACTATCAGGTGGATAACGATATTAAGAACCGAAAAATTACAAGGAAAGTAGACGGGCATAAAGAGGAAGAGACATGGAGGGCGAACAATAAACTTGCCCACGCGAAGTATAAAATTCAGGTAGATGAGAAAATTGCATACTTGCTCACAAAGCCGGTTACATACAAAACAGACGGAGCAGATAAAAACGACACTTATGTCGAAAAGGTCAAAGATGTACTTGGGAAACACTTTCAGTATCAACTTACACAACTCGGATATGAAGCATCAAACAAAGGGATTGGATGGTTGCATGTATATCTTGATCCGAAAGGAAAACTGAAAACAATCATGATCCCGGCGGAGCAGTGCATCCCGTACTGGTCGGACAGAAGCCACACAGAACTGGATGCCATGATCCGTGTATACAATACGACGGTATGGCAGTATAACCAAGAGAAAGAGATTACGAATGTAGAAATTTGGACAAAGGACGGCGTAAAATATTACCGTTTAGAAGGACAAATGCTCGTTTACGATAACGATAAAAGTATGGATGCAGGCGGACCCGTAGCGCATTATAAAAGTGTAGAGGAGTGGGAAACATGGGGGAAAGTGCCATTCATTCCGTTTAAAAACAATCAGATCGAAATGCCGGATATCAAATTCGTGAAGAGCTTAATTGATGGCTATGATTTAGGGCGCAGTGAAGCGGCGAACTATATGGATGAGGTCAAAAACCTGATATTTGTCTTAAAGGGGTATGGAGGTCAAAATCTATCAGATTTTATAAAACAGCTCAATGAAGACAGAGCAATTTTGATCGATGACACAGAAGATGGAGGCGTCGATACGCTTACGCCGCAAATGGATATTACTGCATTGCGAGAGCACTACGAGCAGTTAAACCGCGATATTGTAGAGAGTGGGCAATCGGTAAATAAAGATTTGGACAAATTCGGATCAGCGCCGTCCGGCGTGGCTTTGAAATTTATGTACAGCAGTCTTGACCTTAAATGCAAACTTATGGAAACGGAGTTCAGCAGAGGGTTTGAAATGCTATTGTATTTTGTGGATCTGTATTTGCAGATTTCCGGACAGGGAGATTACGAAAAGATTGATGTAGGGTTGGTCTTTAACAAAGATATGGCGATAAACGAGACGGAGCAGATTCAAAATTGCAGCAATTCACAAGGAATCGTATCAGACGAAACACTAATCGCGCACCATCCTTTTGTGTCTGATGTGGAAGAAGAGTTGAAAGCACTGAAAGAACAGAAAGCAGCAGAAGGACCAGCATGGGACACAGCACCGCCAGTAAAGGATGATGGAAATGGAGAAGAATAGTGAATACTGGGAAAAGCGCATAGCTTCGGAGACATGGAAAGTTTACAATTCCTTAGAGGAAAAGAATAAGGAGCTGTTGCAATTTTACATTGAAGCAAGCGAAAGCGTAAAGGATGAGCTCTATCGACTGGCTGAGAAGTACAGCAAGGATGGAGTTCTTTCTCTGTCTGAAATGTATAAACAGAACCGTCTCACAGAATTGAACGGAAAGTTTGAAAAGATCATAGAGGATCTTGGGCATTCAACGGAAGCATTTGCGAAGAAAAACATGCAGGATGGATTCGCAAAAGTGTATGCGGATACCGCGGCAGGCATGGGAGATCTTGATTTTTCAATGCCGAATAAGAAACTGATGGAGAAGCTGATGGAAGCGCCGTGGCGAGGGGATAATTTTTCGGGAAGACTTTGGAAGAATCAAAAGAAATTGGCAGTTAGTCTGAATGATATTCTGCTTACTGGATTGCAGCAGGGAAAGACGGTAACAGAGATTGCGATTGCGTTACATAACCGGATGGGTCAAGGTTTCAATGAATGTCATAGACTTGTCCGTACTGAGAGTATGCACTACCTGAATGACGCAGCCTTGCGCCGGTACAAAGATGCTGGTGTGGAATATGTTCAGGTTTGGGCAGCACTGGATGAAAGAACCTGTGATATTTGCGGAGGATATCATGAAAAGGTCTATCCGATCGAGAAGTGTGTTCACGTTCCGCTGCATGCGAATTGTCGGTGTACGATCATCCCAGTTACGGATGAGAAATTGATTGCGGCATATGAGAAAAATCATCCTGACGAGTTAGAATCGGATATCGGACAGAAAATAGTAGATCGTATTACTGGGATATCAAAACAGAGAAAGATGTTTGAACAGAAAGTTGAAAATATAAATGATATTTGTGTAAGAACATTATTAACCCAATCGTTGGAAAGGACTACTATAAAAAGGGCAAAAGGAAGAAAGTCTAAATATTCGGCTAGTGAAAAGACGGTGTATTTAGCGGAAAATGCAAAGGTTGATACATTAGCACATGAACTATTCCATGAAATAGATGATGCTTATGGATTAATTGAAAATGGATTGTTAAGTAAATCTGTTATATCTGATTACAATAAGCTGCAGAACCTTGCGAAAGGTTATGGAAAATCCATCAAAGAAATGTTATACTCAAGGTATCCAAAAGCGTTTGAAGATAATATTACGGATATAAAGTTGAAGGAAGCATACAGAGGGATATCAGACGTTATTCATGGTATGAGTAATAGTGATATTTTCTTAGGGTATGGGCATAAAAGAGCAGGATATTGGGACAAGGAAAAAGCACTTGAAAAAGAAACTTTTGCACAATATGGAAGAACTGTGTTTAACGGGAATGAAGATGCAATAAAATTGTTTCGAGAGCTGTTTCCAAATAGTTGGAAGGAGATATCCGAAACTATGGAGAGGATGATAAAATAATGTGGTATGGTAAAGATACATCTGAGCTTATTGAACTTAAAGAAAAATATGAGAAGAAATTTGGGTATAATCCTGATGGGGAAATGGAACTTGAGTATGGTCAAAGTGATTATAAAGATTATGTTCGTGACATTAAAAGGGCATTAGCGACAGGAAGAAATTTAGCAGATTTTGTAGAGTAGATACCACCGGTCGAATACGATTGGTGGTCTTCTTATATTCAGAAAGCAGGAAAGGAGGAAGTGCTATGAAAGCAGTATGCGTTAAAAGCTATTATGACAAGCAGCTGAAGAGGAAAGTAACGGTAGGCGATGAACTGGAACTGATAGATGATCGATTTAAAGAATTGTCCACGACAAGTAACGACGCAAAAATGACGTTGGTAAAAGCAAAGCCTGAGAAAAAGGCGACTGTAAAGAAAAGATAAGGTAATCCTGAATATCTCCCTGCTCCGGGTTACAGAGCGCACGAAGCATCCGCAAGGGTGCTATTTTTCTACCCTTTTTTATAGGTTGCAGGGTATAAAGAACAACGGTACATCCCAGTACCGGGAGAGCCGGTATAAAAATCTATGGAGGTAAAGAAAAATGGAGTGGTTACAGAAAATTTTATCAAATGTGGTTTACGGGGCAGATGGGAAGCTGGATGTAGAGGCTACCATGAAAAAGGTGAATGAGGAAGCACCAAAGCATATCATTCCGAAAGAGCAGTATAACGGAAAGGTAAAGGAGCTTGAGACTGCAAATAAGACAATCGGGGATCTGAAAAAGAACAATGCCGATAACGAGGAGCTTCAGAAGACGATCAAAACGCACGAAGGGACAATCAAGCAGTTAAAAGCTGACCATGAGAAAGAGATTAAAGGCATGAAGATCGATGCGGCAATCAATAAGGCACTTGCAGATAACAATGCGAAACACGCGGAATTGCTGGCAGGGAAAATTGACCGTGAAAAACTGATCGTTTCGGATGATGGAACAGTTTCAGGACTGGACGAGCAGATGAAAGGCTTGAAGGAAAGCTATAAGGATCTGTTTAATCCTGTTTTGTCGGGAAGAAATCCGGCAAACCCTGACGGAGGTGGTTCAGGGGTAACGGCATTTGATACACTTGTGCAAAACGCCGACAGCATGACAGCTGAAGAAGTGGCGGCGCAGTTTGCGGCGATGGCAAAAGAATAAGAAAGAGAGAGGATGAAAGAATATGGCAGCAGATAATTTTAAACCTACCCTTTGGGAGGGAGCGCTTCTTGCGAACTTCCATTCCGTATCGATTGCGGACGTATTGGCAACAAAACCAACAGAAATCAAAGGAAATAAAGTTATTTTTAACCGGGTTGCAGGGGGAACACTGAAAGATTACTCGGGAAGTGTGGACTGGGATGACATCGACACGACTCCGGTAGAAATGGTATTTGACAAGAAGAAATATTTTGCGTTTGCACTGGATGATGTGGATAAGGTGCAGTTGAAAGCAGATCTTTTGTCGGCGACAACGAAAGAACATGCGGCGGTCCTTGCGGAGACGTACGATAAAGACTTTTTCGCGGCGTTGTTGGCAGGGACAAAACTTCTGATCGGAAGCTCCTCTGCGAAGAAGAAAGTAACTGCGGCAAGCGCATATGATTACATCGTAGATCTTGGAACGATGCTCTCCAAGAAGAAAGTTCCGAAAGTCAACCGTTTCGTGACGGTAAATGCGGACTATCTCGGATTACTGTCCAAAGATAAGCGCTTCACGGCAAACCCGAAAGTATTAGAAAACGGAGTGGTAGAAGGTCAGACAATCAACGGCATGCAGGTGATGTGTTCCGAGGAACTTCCGGCAAATGTCATTATTGCAAACCATAAATCTGCGATTGGTGCGGCGAAACAGATCAATGAAGTGGAAGCGATGCGCTTACAGAATAAGTTTGCAGACGGAATCCGTGGACTTTGTGTGTACGGCGATAAAGTACTCCGTGACGATGCAAGTGCAGCATTATATTTTGAAGTCGGAACAGCGGCAGATGCAGATCCGATCAACGTCAAGATCACAAACGATACAAAGAGTCCGGTAAACACAAAAGAGGTATCAGCCTAGAGGGGGAGTAATCCCTCTCTTTTTGAGGTGATGAAGAATGGAAAAAAAGGTTTTAAAGGAATTGTTGAAGCGTCCGGGAATGTCTGAACAAGACTGGGAGCTTTTGGAAGACATGATCCACGACAGCATCATCGACATGCGGAGTTACTTAAATTATGAGGATGAAGAGTCACTGCCGGAAGGGGTAATTCCGGCTGTAAAAGAACTGACGCTGATCCGTTTTAATAAAGATGGAGTCGAGGGAATTGCAAGCGAATCCCAAAGCTTCGGCGGAAGTACGACATATATGGATTCTCTGCCGGATCAGGTAAAGCGAACGATCAGAAGATATAGAAGATTACCGAGGTGATAGATATGTCAATTAACAGAGATATGAAACCGTATCGACTGCAGAAAGAAGAAACTGTCAGAACTCCATCTGGGGCAGAAAAACAGAAATGGGTTGATACGGGCGAGGTAAAAGCTGCCGTTTACAAAAAAAACGACATGAAGGTGGCCACATCTGCGACTTATCTGGAATCGACACATATAGGACTGACGCGCTGTAAAAGTATCAAAGCAGAGGGATACCGCCTTGTAAAAGACGACGTTGTCTATCGGATTATAGATTGTAATCCGCAGGGACGCATGACGAATCTTCTGCTGAAGGTGGTGGAGTGATGGCAGATAATGACGATTTTGTTCAAAGTATCCGGGACGCAACGGCAAAGATTGCTTTGGACATGGAGAAGAAAGTGTCGCAGGCATGTCTTGTAGTGGAAGGCGAGGCACGTCAGCTTTGTCCGGTCGATCAAGGTCATCTTAGGGCGTCGATCACAAGTGAGACGGAAATCACAGCAGACGAAATTATCGGCAGGATTGGGAGTAATTTGGAATATGCCCCCTATGTGCACAACGGTACAGGAATTTACGCTGTAAACGGAGACGGAAGAAAGACGCCGTGGGTGTATGAAGTGAAAGCAGGAAAATACAAAGGGATGCATTTTACGGTAGGACAGAGACCGAAACCGTTTTTGTCATACGCCATTATCTACAATGCGGCACAGATTGAGAAAATACTCGGGGGTTGATATGGAGATTAGTATTAAAAACTACATTGAAACGGAGTTCCCGGAACTGTCGGGCAAATTATATCCGGTATTTACAACAGTGTTAGACGACTTAAGTGTAGTTTACACATTTACTCCGATATCCGGCGGACATGTAAAACAGAGCCAGCTTGAGTTAAAGATTATGCATCGGGATTATGATACTTGCAAAGATGCAGAAGTAAAATTGAAAGATCTGCTCGATATGGAAGAAGATGATCCTTATATTACAACCGGGAACATCCGTTTTCATTCCAGTATAGCAGGCGGAGGAACAATATTTAATGATGGGTGTCAAATGTTTGAAGATACCCTGTATTTTATCGTTGATTGGAGGAAACGTAATGAAAAACAAGGACGAAATTTTAATCGGAGCGTGTGATGTGTATATGTATGAATTTACCGGAACGGAGATCCCGGAACACGCGACCATTGAAACAGAAGAACATGATGTCGGACATTGCTCTTCTGGGTTTACCGTAAATTATAAGCCGACAAAATACGATGTGAAAAATCAGTATGGACAGATTGTAAAGTCTGCGATCACAGAAGAGGCGATCTCGGCAAAGACGGGAGTTTTATCGTGGAATCTTGCGAATGTGTCTCTCTTATCCACTGGAGTCTACAAGGAAAATAAGGAAGGCAAGAAAAAAGATCTGATTTTTACCGGAGATGGGAAGGCATTAAAAACAGTTTTGCTTAGGGCAGTACACACAAAGGAGAACGGGAAAAAGATTCGTTTTACGATGATCGGACAGGGTGGATCGGGATTTGCAATCGCGTGGGAGAACAAAGAAGTAACGATCGACGCAGAATTAACAGCGATCAAGAAAGTAAAAGGTTTCCTTGCAAGTTTTGAAGAAGAACTTACGGAAGAAGAAGCGGCGGCGATTGTCGCGGCATAGGAGGGCGCAATAAGGTGTTAGATTTAGATCAATACATGAACAATTCCGTGAAAATAAAGCTGTTTGGGAAAGAATATGATGTATTCGAGCCGACAGTCGGAATGATTTTAGAAATGGATCAGTTAGAGGCGGATCTGTCCGAAGACAATGTGTATGAAAAACGGATCGATGCATGCTTGCTCCTGATAAATCATAACAGGCAGGGCAGGGAGTTTACGGCGGATGAGATAAAAAAACTCCCGCTAGAAGCAGTTATCCGTTTGATTGCGGAAGTATCAGCGCTGCGGCTGAAAGCAGATACAGACCCAAACTCCGAATCCCAGTTCCGGAAGGAGAAATCGGAAAAGCAATCTGCGAAAAGTATTTCCCGACAGAGAACTGGGAAAGAGCATACAGCCTAAAAACAGGAATTATAAAAAGAATAAGTCAGTATACAGGACTGAATTTCCGTGAGGTCTTGGAATTGCCTTATTCTTTTTTCTTGCTCCTAAATCGGGAAAGTTGGATTGCAAGCTATCAATCTTCTAAAGACGGAAGAAAAATTTTGAAAAATTTGTGGAGATTGCAGCAGACGGAAGCGGATGAGGATGCGATCCATAAATTTACGGGAGGGAGACAGAAATGGCAGGAAGCATAAAATTAGCCCCTCTTTTAACAGAGATTAAAGTCGATATTGAAAATTTTAAAAACGACATGGAGAAAGCGTCTGCGATCGGCACAAGCGAGGCAAAGCGGATCAGTCAGGAGATGGAAACGACGGCGAAAGTCGGAGAAAAATTTTCTAAAGCAGGTGATCTGCTGACGAAAGGCTTGACACTTCCGATCGTGGGCGTAGGCGCTGCAACGACAAAAATGGCGGTTGATTTTGAGAGCAGCTTTGCAAAAGTAAGTACACTTCTGGATTCAAATGTCGTGGATTTTACGCAGTACAAAAATGAGCTTCTTGATGCAAGTAGCGAAACGAAGGTGGCGGTTGATGAATTTTCAGAAGCTGTCTATTCTTCAATCTCTGCCGGAGTGGATCAAAAAGAAGCGATCCAGTTCACGACGGATGCGATGAAACTTGCAAAAGGCGGTTTTACAGACGGAGCGAAAGCAGTAGATGTCCTCACGACGGCGATTAATGCGTATGGACTAGAAGCGAGTGATGCCACGAGAGTATCCGATTTATTGATCACAACGCAGAATTTAGGTAAAACAACGGTGGACGAACTGGCATCAAGCATGGGAACAGTGATCCCGGTTGCAAATGCGTCGAATTTCAGCATTGAGGAATTGAGTGCATCTTATGCACAGCTTACGAAAAACGGTGTGGCAACAGCGGAATCTGGAACGTATTTAAAAGCAATGCTGTCAGAGTTGTCAAAAAGCGGAAGTATTGCGGACATAACGCTGCGGGAGCTGACAGGAAAAGGTTTTGCAGATCTGAAAAAAGAGGGGATGTCTACAACAGAGATTTTGAGTCTGTTAAATGTAGAGGCACAAAAGAACGATAAGACTTTGAAAGATATGTTCGGCTCTGTGGAAGCAGGATCGGCGGCGTTGGTGCTGTATAAAAACAACGGCGAAGAATACAACGAAATGCTGCGAGGAATGGAGACAAGCGCAGGGGCGACGCAAAAGGCGTTTGAAAAAATAGATGCGACTCCGGCAGAACAGTTAAAAGGCGCATTGAATGAACTTCGGAACGAAGGAGTACGTTTTGGTGCAGCGTTTGTTCCGGTAATCGAGAAAGTGTCTGATATATTAGGGGATGTGGCAGAAGCATTTTCCGAATTAACAGATGAGCAGAAAGAGAATGTGGTGCAGTGGGGAATCACTCTTGCGGTAGCAGGTCCGGCATTAAAACTAATCGGCGGTGGGGTTCAAACCTATACTAAGTTAAAGACAGGAATAGGAACAGTCACAAAAGCACTTAGCGCTTTCGGTGACGCACAAGAGGCGGCAGGCATAGGAGGATCTGTGCTTGCAAAAAGCTTTACAGGTGCTCTGGGAACATGTGCACCCCTTGCGGCAGGTTTAGCAGTGGTTGGCGCCGGAGTATATGCTCTTCATGAGCAAAGCGATGTGCTCAATTCTACAGTCCTTAAATCGAGAGAGGAAATGTCATGGCTGGAAGAAGCGCTGGCAGACCTGCAAGGAGTTACGAGGTACACGAAAGAAGAACTGGAAGAAATGGGGTATGTACATAAAGAATTCAGCGATGAGTTAAGCCCTGAATTTCAGGAAGCCATGGAAGAATCTACGAAAAAGGTCCAAGAATTCAGTGTGTACTTGCACGAGATCGGATTTGACGGAATCATGACACAGGAGGAAACCGATGGGTTTACGAAACGGGTCAATGGTATATGTGACGAAGTGATCTCGACGATCGAAAGCAGGAAAGAGGAGGCACAAAGTGGACTGAAAGACCTGTTCATCGCAGATGATCAGGTGATTGATGAAAGCGAACAGAAAGTACTGGAACTGTTGTCGCAATCAAGTGATGCGCAGATCAGTGAAGTACAGACGTTACAAGGTGAAATTCTTGCGATCCAGCAAAATGCAATGAATGAAAAACGACAGTTGAATGAGCAGGAAATTGCAGACATCCAAAGTAAAAACGAACGGATACGTCAGATTGAGTTGGAAGCACTGGGAGGAACAGAGCAAGAAATCCTTTATGCAAAAAATGAGTTTGCTGCTCGGGCGCGGACGATGGATCTTGAAAGTGCATCAGAACTTTTACAAGAGAAAGCGAAGATCCGAGATGATGAGATCGTACAGATTCAAGCGGCCTACGACACAGAAATACAGCTACTGCAGAGTAAACTTAGCACATGCAAGGAAGAAGATCGGGCATATTACGAGGAACAGATCGCAAATTTAGAGCAGGACAAGCAGAAAAAGATTACAGAACAGCGTGACCTTTACGATGAATACCTCAGCATTATCGAAGAATACAACCCGAAATTACTGGATGGAATCAGCGACTTGAATGGTCAGATCCTCACAGGAGAGGAGGAAAGGAATGCTGAATATCTGCAAAAGGTACAGGAAAGATATGCGGGATTAGAGCAAATTACACAGTCAGGATGTTATACCCTATATAACATAGAAAAAGGCACAAATGAGGATATCGTGGTCAATTATGATCAGGCAACAGGGAAGATCGTCGGTCTTTACAACGAAGCATCTGGAACACTTGTTGGATATTCGCAAGAAATCCAAGCTGCGACGATGGAGATGGCGCTGAGCGGAAAAGGGTCTTTTGAGATGCTGGGAACATCTTTAGATGGACTGAAAGAGAAGAACGGTGAACTCGTCAATGCGAATGGGGATGTTGTGAGCTCCTTGTCGGACATTAGAAAGTCGGCAGACGGCACGCGGGAAGGAATTGCGATTTTAAACGGAACACCTTGTGAGGTAAAGGTTAATAAAGACGGAACAATCGCAGATTTACGGGCGATTGATGAGGAAGCGAACAACGCTACGAGAGCGAGGACGCTGTCGATCACATTAGCAACGAACGCAATAACGAGCGGTATTAACGCTGCGATTTCAGCAGCGCAGGGATATTCCCATTATAACGGACTTGATAATGTACCGTACGACGGATATCAGGCAGTATTACACAAAGGAGAGCGCGTCCTGACAGCAGAGGAGAACAAGGCGTATAGTAACGATCCGGGGATTGATTACAATAAGATGGAAAAGTGTATGAAATCTGCGGTCAGGGAACTTACTTTATCAGTGGGCAGCAGGGAACTTGGTAGAATTATGGATGAGCATTTGCGAGAAAGGGGGATTCTTTAGCATGGATGTGTATTACATTAATCATTTAAACGAAAAGATTCTCCTCGACTCTGAAAATGTGATTTTGAAGTATCAAGAGTTGTTCAACTATTCATGGGATGCAGATACAGACAACGGGAAAATAACGTCATTTACAAGAGAAATGGCAACATATCCCATTACGGTTACTGTAACCGCGGATTCGGATGAGGAATTTGCGGACATCCTGAATAATTTCCACAGCATCGTTGTAAAAGACATCATAAATCACAAACCCGGGCGGCTGTATATTGGAGATCAGTATTTGTCATGCTATATATCCGGCGATATAAAAACGGATGCGTTTATGGGTGTTCCGATACAGGTTAAAAATCTTACCGTTGTGACGGATCATCCGTTTTGGATTCACGAGGTATCAAGATCTTTCCAGCAGATTATATCGGGGGATGATCCAGAGGGGCATTTAGATTATGAGTATGATTTTGACTATGATTACACAATGCCATATGGCAGTGATTTGATTTGGACAGTAGATCATTTTGCCCCCTGCGAATTTCTTCTGACGGTTTTCGGGCCTGTGACAGATCCGATGATCTTAATTAATGGGCATTCATATCAAGTTTATACGTCCCTGGAAGAGAATGATTACATGCAGATCAATAGCCGGAATAATACGATTGTTAAATATAGGTCGGATGGAGTCCGACAGGATATTTATGATTCTCGAGCAAAGCAACAGTCGGTATTCGATCTGATCACGCCGGGAAATATCCGTGTTGTTTGGTCAGGAAGCTTCGGCTTCGATCTTAAATTATACTGCGAAAGGAGTGAGCCGAAATGCAAGACGAAAGGCAGTTGAACCTTGCGGATCAGAATTTCCGGGATATCCGTCCAGTGATGGGAGCGGAAATTGATATGGCGATTGGATCGGATGAAAACGATTATGAAATCAAGATTCGGCGCGATCAGTGGGATGACCGATATAAGTATGGGAATGTGTTTTACATCAATGATACAGAGTTTGGCGGTATTATCGGGAGGAAGAAGATAAACACGATAGATAGCACAATATCTTTATTTGGCAGGACGTGGAGAGGAATGTTGGAAAAGAAAATCATTCGACCACCCACTGGGCAGGATTATAAGAAAGTATCCGGTGAACTGAGTGCAGTGTTAGATGGTCTGATCGCAGAACATTTCGGTGATTATTTTGTTGTATCCCGAAGTGATACGGGAATATTTGTAACTGATTATCAATTTGATAGGTACTGTACTTTACTGGCGGGTCTCACAAAGATGTTAAAAAGTGTCGGGTATCGGTTACAGATACGGTATGTACAGCAGGAGAGAGGGCAACCCGGATACGTGGAATTGTCGGCAGTACCGATTGAGGACTACTCGGAAAAAATTGAACTGTCACAGGACAGCAGGTTGAACTTTACATTTGATGAAAATAAAAACGGTATCAATCATTTGATTTGCCTTGGAAAAGGCGAATTGCAGGATCGGCAGGTGATTGATCTGTACGTCCAGGAGGACGGCAGTATTGGCAGAGATTTGTTTTATACAGGAATCAGGGAAGTTTGTGGGGTATATGAAAATACGTCAGCAGAGCGTGATGAGTTGGAAGAAAAAGGAAGAGAAAAGCTGGCGAAGCTTATGAACAGAACTATTTTTGAAATGAATGTTGAGCAGTTAAAAATGAATGTTGAGATTGGGGATATTATCGGCGGGCGTGATTACGGCACGGGGATGTATGCGGCAAAGCCGATTGCAAAAAAGATTTACCGGGTAGCGGGAGGAAAGACCTCTCTTGAATATAAAGTAGAAGGAGATGATTAATTATGGAATTAGTAACAGGAAGATCGGGGAAGCCGCACATCACATCACAGCAGGTTCGGCAGCTTCAACAGGGTATTTTTGGGGAGAATGCCTGTATCCTTAATACGGGAAGTATGCTGACACCGGAAGTGCAGAGCTCAAATAAAATCCGTATCAAAGATGGCGCGCTGATGTTTCAGGGTGCTCTCTTTACTGTTAAAGTTGGGGTTTACGATGAGGTAACTATCAACAATGGTAATCAAGGAATGAAGAGAAAAGATGTGATTGCAGTCAAATATACATATGACTCGTCACGAAACATTGAGTCAGGAGAATGGGCGGTTGTGCAGGGTACGCCAGCGGCAAGTAATCCGGCAGTGCCTAGTATGCCGGTAACGGATGGAGATATTCAGGCGGGTGATGCAGAAGTGTATTGTCCGGTATTTGTAATTAATTTGGATGGGATAAATGTTACGGGCGTCGATATCATACCTCCGATGATGGACGACATGTCTACGATAAATAAATATTTTCCCAAAAGATTAAGAAAGGATTGATTTTTATGAAGCTTATTTTTAATGATGCAACCGAGATTATTGTTCAGCAGGTTGAATCCCACGGGGATTATCTGCGAATTCTGACGGTTGGAAATACTCCGGAACAGTTAAAGGTGCTGTTTACTGATCAAAGCCGGACAGTCCACATGATTGTGCAAGAGCGAGGGCAGACTGTAGCTGCGCACGAGGGATATACAGCATTTTACAGGACGGAGATTTATACCGGGAAGATTTACGGCGTGGTGATGTACAAGCAGGAAACCCTTCCGGAAACGCAATCGCAGATGATTCAGGCAGCTATGCTGGTTGCGCAGATGCAGGCGCAGACATTTGATGATGAGCAGGCGCAGGCGGTCAAAATACTCTATCCGCAGTGGCAAGATGTAATAGGGCAGACTGTTGAGAAAGGGTATAAGTTTGTGCATGGGGATGTGTTGTATAAGACGATTCAAGATAGCTTACTGATCCAAGAACAGTATGTTCCGGGCGAGGGAACAGAGAGCCTGTATGCTGTCATTGATGAGACTCATGCCGGTACGCAGGAGAATCCAATTCCGTATGATGGCAACATGGCGCTGGAAAAGGGCAAATATTACAGCCAGGATGGAGTGATCTATCTGTGTAATAGAGATACAGAAAACCCAGTGTATCATAATTTGAGTGATTTAATCGGATTATACGTGGAAAAGGCAACGGAATGAGAAAGGCGGGTAGCATATGGCAGAGATCAAGGAAGTAAAGACAGAGAAAACTACTGTAGCTGCGGGAGAGCGCATTCGGATCAGCTTTGAGTTCTGGTACGAGCAGGATTATCCCCATGACTATCCCTATGACTACCCAATAGCTTCAGAACGCAAATAAGTTTTAGGAGGATTTAATGATATGAGTGAAATAACAAGAGCTTATGCTGTATATAAAGGGCAGCAGTATAATGCGTCATATAATTCGGGAACACAGTTGTGGAAAGTGGATATCCCATCGGGAGCGGAATCGTCCTACGGACAAAACAATCATACATATCCAATCGAACTCCATGCCTTTGACGCAGCGGGCAACGAGACGATCATGCACGCCACCGACGGGACATATGGAGATCAGTTAAACATCCGTGTTTTGGAAAAGACGAAACCCGTCGCAAAGATCATCTCCCCAACCCAGGGCAGTGTCCTTGGATCAGCAGCGCAGGACATCAAACTTGAGCTTTCTGATGCCGGCGGCTCCGGTCTTAATATGGCATCTGTAATCTTTAAGGTCAACAATGTTCAGGTTACACAGGGCGTATCATGGGCAGATCAGGGTGGTAAAAAGGTTTGTACCTACCATGCGACCAACCTGTCGGATGGATCAAACTCTGTATCCTTACAGGTAACAGACAATGATGGAAATGTATCCGATGCTGCGACAGTATCCTTCGTCATTTCAACTTCTGCCCCGACGCTTAATGTTACAAGCCCGCAGGATAATTTGCTGACAAACAGCAACAGGGTAACAGTAGCAGGTACTGCTGCGGCCGGATCGGATGCGGTAACGCTCACAAGCGTTAAGATTAACGGGGAGACCGTGTCCGTTGGATCAGGAGGGGCGTTTAGTAAGGAGATTACGCTTAAAGAGGGAGCAAACACAATTACAGTAGTCGCAGAGGACAGCATCGGGAAAACTACATCTGTTACAAGACATGTCACAGTTGATACTAAAGCGCCGGTTATATCCGATGTCGAGGCAGAAACTACAACCGTGGATGCCAACGGCACGATCCATCTCACCTTTAAGGTGACGGATCCGGCAGACTGATGATTATCAGAGTATGGGGCGTTGTAAACTCTACAGAAGTGGAGTTTACACCCATCCCGAACCGTCCCGGGTACTGGGAGGGATATGCCCCGCGACTGCCGGGACTGCAGGCGATCGAGATCTGGGCGGAGTCTGACAGCGGACTGCGGGGACATCTGCAGTGCTCTGTGATGCTTGATTATCACGCGCATACAGAGGCGCGGTTGTTGGGAGATCGGATGGAAGCAAGGTTGATCGACGCGGGCGACAGGGCGCGCCTGTTACTGCTACCGTGGGTGGCACAGCTGGTCACGGCCAGAGATGTAAATGTTCTACAGGAAAATTATATTGCGAAACTGAAAGGCTGCAGAAAGGCGGTGGTATAATTGCTGGAAAAAGTCGGATTTGAACTCGGCGAGAAAAAATATGTTTGTATCAGTGTGCGGAGCACAAATGGAAAGCCGTTTGATGTGACATCAGCAAAGTATGTCTTACGGAATGGGGATCAGGAAGAGAATCTCGGCACATGTGAGATCATGCAGAAAAGCGATACAGAAACCGTCTTGTCTGCACTGATCCAACCGATGATCAAAGGTGGATCATACACGCTGGAATTTACATATGAGATTCCGCCGGAGATTCTAAAGCATGAGGTGCGAATATATGTATCATAAGAGACGTAACCACATGGAAATCAGAGCGAGACCGTAACAGGTCTTATTTTTATGTATAAATCAAAAGAAGGGAGACTTATATGCCAGACACAGTTGTAGTCGCTGTTTTGTCCTTGCTCGGAACGCTGATCGGAAGCTTCGGGGGTACACAGCTTATCAAATATAGGATAGAGCAGCTTGAAAAGAAAGTGGAAAAACATAACTCTGTTGTAGAACGGACGTATTTGTTGGAGGAAAAAATAAAAGTAGCGAATCATCGTATTGATGATTTGGAAAGGAAGGTAGAGGAATGAAGGACAGAGAATATTGGATAAAATGGAGTAAAGCGGCTGGGATAAGAGCCGTGAAAACAATAGCCGAGACAGCGATATCTTTAATCGGAGCAGATATGGTAAATATCGTATCTCTTGACTGGGTGAATATTGCAGGAGTATGTGCAACAGCCGGAGTTATATCATTACTGATGAGCTTAAAAGGATTGCCGGAAGTGAATGTGCCGGAGTATAGAGATTCAGAGGGCGAGTAACACCGCCCTCTTTTGTGTGGAAGAAAGGAGAAGAACATGGCAAATTTAAGAGTAATCGATGTAAGCGAACATCAAGGAACTATTAACTGGGATGCAGTAAAAGGACATATCGATGGGGCAATCTTACGATGCGGATATGGAGATAATATTGCGAGTCAAGATGATA